CTATTGTGTGATTACCTTGTTTTCTAAGTAAAGCAAACTTGTTTTGTATTTTATGATACATCTTTATTTCTTGTTGAAAAGGAGTTATAATGCTCCATTCTTCTTTATATCCTCTTTTTCTTAGTACGTCTGCTGCTCTATCTAAAGTAAGTTTAAATCTCTCTGTTCCTGTGTATATCGCCATATTTAGTTACCTCCTAAAAGTCCTCTTTCGTTAACTTCGTTTAATAACTGTTCATCTGTATACTGTGAAAGTATTTGAGTCACCTTTTGATTTTCTTTTTCTTGTCTTTTAAAATATTTTTGTACCTTTTCTTTCATTTTTTTGTCAGTTATAAATTTTATATGTTCCACGCAATAATTAAGCACTATTGTTACGAGTTCATCAGCATTTATAAGTGATGATTCTATGTCAATTTCATCAAAATATCTAAACCCTTCATCAGAATTATCTCCTAAATAAACATTTATCCAAGGGAATCTTTCATCTAGTGTAAATTTAAGGCTACTTCCTATTTCTATCACTCTAATATTTGCAAATTCTATTTTTATATCTCCACAATAAGTAAATTCTAATTTTTTATTATCTTCCATTTCTAATCCTCCTTAGTTAAAGTCAAAATGTTGTTGTTCTTGTTTTGTTTCTGAAAGTGTTTTATATCCGTTTTCTCTTAAAATGTCATGGATAAATTTTTTACCAGCTTGAGTCCATCTTGTCTGAGGTTTAGCATGTGGTATATCTGCTTGATACGATTCTGTATAACCTTTGCCTTGATATTTAGCATATAAAAGCCATTGACCATTTTGCTTATATTGAACTCCTAGATCGTGGAGTAATGCATTTAAACCTTGACCAGCCATTCCAAAATCTTTAGCTATTTGTGTTGGAGTTAATGTCGTTTTTTTATCTTCTAAAACTCTTTCTGCATATTCTGCATGTGGTTTTAATTCATTTATTGCATCTGATTGTTTTTCTATTGTGTCTATTAGTGGTTTCTTTTCTAATTCAACCAACTGTTTACTAGCTAATACTCCATTTTGTCCACCATTATAAATCTCTAATAGTAAATTGGATTTTAGTTGTTCGCTTGAATTTATTACTTTTCTCATTGCAAAATATTCTCGTCTTAATTGTTTTCTTATTGTCTTAGCTTTTTCTGTTCTCATTAATGATACTAAAGCATGATAGCCTTGCTCTGATAATAAGTAAAAGTTTTTAGTATTATTAGATACCTTAATTTCTAAATCATTAGTAATGATGTTGAAATATTTAGTGTTTTTTAAATCTAAAATGTCAATTCCAAAATCAAATTCATCTATATTATTGTTTATTAATTGATTAACTTCTCTTAATTCCATACCATGTATTTCAGCTATTGTTTTAGCTAATACAACTTTTTGCCCTTCACCAAATCCACCTTCAACTACTGGAATTTCTTTTCCCATAAATTCTTGTTTACCTTTTACTTCTATACTTGCTACTAAATTGCTCATTTCGTTTATTACATCCATTTTTCAATCTCCTTTCTTTACTTTGCTTTACTTCACTTTACTTTACTTTACTTTAGGTGTACACATTTTACAATGCCTGGCTCAAATTAATACTCTTGGAGTAGACATTATTTGTAAAAAAAATTTCTTCTATTGTACATCCAAAAAGGTCAGCGATTGTTTTAGCTTCAGATAGTTTAAATTCTCTTTCTCCGTTTTCTTTTCTACAATAGCTCATTGTAGATATTCCTAAAACGTTAGCCATATCACTTTGTGTCATATTATGAAATCTTCTATAAGATTTTACCATCATTTTGTTGTCACCTCTTTTCTTTATAGTTTAATTGTAGTACTCAAAAAATATACTGTCAACATATTTTTTATAAATTTCCTTATATTTTTGTACTCTTTTTGTATTTTACAGTATATTTAATAGCTAAAAAATAAACAAAATGGTATAATTGCAAGGTATAGGTATACGTTGCGTATAATTATTAATAATATATGTATATGATACTTAGAGGAGGAAAAACCATGCCAACACAAGGGGAAATACTGAGAGATTTAAGATTAGAAAGAAAAATGACTATGCAAGAATTAGCAGATTACTTAAAAGTTTCTAAACAAACAATAAATAGTTGGGAGAAAGATTTTAGAAAATATGATGTTGAGACACTTTTTAAACTAGCTGATTTTTTTAATGTATCTGCTGATTATTTAGTAGGCGCTTCTGAAGAAAGACCTTTTAAAAAAGAATTAAAAAAGTTAGAAACAGTTGAAAAACTTACTGAAAATCTTACTGATGAACAATTTAATAAAGTTATAGAATTTTTAATATCTACCAAAGATTTAACTGAAGATGAATTTATAAATGTCTTAAAATTTTCAAAGATATTTAATGGAATTAGCAGTGATGATCTAGAGAATATGGTTAAATTTATAAAAAATATAAAAAAAGGAACTTAGAGTTATATCTCTAGTTCCTTTTTATTATTTTAAGTTTTTTTACGTTTTTATTCACCTGTTTTGTCCTTGTTGCTTTTAATACCTTTTAGTTTTTAGTTTTTTGTTCAATATTTTGTTTGTTTTCCACAAATTTTGCGATAATTTCCAGTCTCTTAGATAATTTCTCACCTAACAATGAAGCTTTCTTTTTATTCTCCATGTTATCCCCCTTATAACAAAATATTTATCAGAACAGATGTTCTGTTTTATTGCTTATAATATATTATACATCAAACAACTCTTAAATTGAATATATAAATTGTATATAAATTAAATTTATGTATATAAAGGTAAAATGTGTAAATTTATGCTACAATTTAAGAAAAATAAAAAAGAGGGAGTTTTGTGATAATGAAAAAAATATCAAGTATTATGTTATGTCTTATGCTAGGCCTAAGTGTTGTTGGTTGCAGTTCTAATTCAGCTGTAGACACATCTTCACAAATATCTAGTCAAGAAAAAGAGGAAGTTAATACTGCTAAATCATTACATTTTTCTTTAGAAAAACAGGGTATTAATATAAATATCTGGCGTGAAGATGAAAAATTATATGTTAAAAACAATGGTGATTTTGATTTAGACATTGAAGTAGATTTGTATGCAGATAATGAAGATTATTCAACAGAAAATTACTGTGATGAAGTTGTACTAACAAATACTATTCCTAGTCATAGTTACAAAGAAGTTTTTAGTGAATCCAATGGAAATAAAGTTTCAGCATTTACTAATAGAGTTATAAAAACAAGTACTGGTAACGTAACCTTTACACCTGAACAATATTATTTCGATGGGGTTGTTTTTAAAATTGAAAATGAGGAATATGGTATATTCTATCAGTCTAAAAATGATGGATACTATGTAGTAAAATATGAAGATAGAGCTAATTATAAAGTTGCTCATGATTGGGATACATATTTTTTAAGTAATGTTTATGAGGATATAAAATTAGTAAATAAGAGTACTCAAAACTCCGAAATTAAAGTTTTTACATGGGAACAAGATGTAAAAGAAACTAAAGAAATTACAGGAGTTGATTTAGAAAATAACAACTAACGAAACCAATATCTTTTAAAAGGGTAAATATTATATAAAATAGAAATAATATAGATAAACATCAGGGCAGTTAGCAGCTGCTCTTTTTAATTGAATGACAAGGAGGACCACCAATGAAAACATGTATATACCTTAGAAAATCTAGGGCTGATGAAGAACTAGAGAAAAAAGAAGACGTTGATACACTTGCTAGGCATAGGAGTACATTATTAGAAATTGCTAAAAAGCAGGACCTTAATGTTGTAGAGATAAAAGAAGAAATAGTTAGTGGGGATAGCATTGCAAAAAGACCTAAAATGACGCAACTATTAGAAGAAGTTAAAGAGAATATGTATGATGCCGTATTATGCATGGATATAGACCGTCTAGGGCGTGGAGATATGCAGGACCAGGGAAAAATAATTAATACATTTAAGGAAAGTAAAACATTAATTATTACCCCCGATAAAACTTATGACTTGAATAATGACCTAGACGAAGAAATGACCGAATTTAAAACGTTTTTTGCACGTAGGGAATTAAAAGTAATAACAAAAAGAATGCAACGTGGTAGAGTTAAGTCTATAGAAGAAGGCAATTTTATAGGTTCAACAGCGCCACTTGGTTATAAGTTTCGATATGATGAATACGGGAAAAGGCATATGATTATAGATGAAGAAACAGCGCCAGCAATAAAACTTATATTTGATATGTATCTAAATGGTGAGGGTTCATTTAAAATAATGAAAAAACTAAATACTCTAGGATATAGAACTGCTACTGGACAAGAATTTACAGAGAATGCAGTAAGAAGAATTATAAAAAATAGGACATACTGCGGATATGTAACTTGGTTTGAGTATAAAAGAAAGGGAACAAAAACAAGAAAAAATAAAGAAAGTGATATGTTAGTGTGCAAAGGAAAGCACAAACCTATTATATCGGAAGAAGATTGGAATAAAGCTCAAGAAATAAGAAAAAATCATTCTATACCTGCTACAAAGAATAGTAGAAAATTAGTTAATCCATTAGCAGGTATAGTAAAATGTTCTCAATGCAAACGTACTATGGTTAATACTCTTAGCACTTATAAAAGTGGTAACTATGCTAACTTTATAGCTTGTAAAAAATGTTATGGTGTTGGAGCTTCTAAATTAGAGGTTGTAGAGGGCGAAATATTAAATGCATTAGAGTTAAAGCTACAAGAAATAAAAAAAGAATTAAATAGTACAAACTTAGAAGTTGAAAAAAATGAAAGCTTAAATATATTAGAAAAAACTCTGACTAGCTTAAAAAATGAAGAAAAGGAACTTGATAAACAGAAAAATAAATTGCACGATCTACTAGAAAGAGGTGTGTATGACGTAGATACTTTCCTAGAAAGGCAACAAACATTAGCAGGTAAAAAAGAAGAAATACAAACTGCTATAAAAGGTACTGAAAAACTAATAAATACAGAAAGGAATAATAATATAGATTATGAAACTCTAGCTAAAAATATAGAATGTGCTTTAAAGGACTATAAAGAAACTGATAATATAGAGTTGAAAAATAAAGCTTTGAAGAGTGTAATTAAGGAAGTAATTTACTATAAACCTAAAGAAAGACTTGCTCAAATCACTTTGGAAGTGAAATTTAAAATATAATTGGTATCCCCATACGGATTATTGTTTGTCAGTATGATGATACATGTAGAATTACCCCATAAAAACATCTTTATTACATTATATAACAAAAGGCTAAGGAAAATAACTTCCCTAGCCTTATTTTATTAATAATAGTGGTATTATAGCTGTTGCAAATAATACTCCTAATACAAAGTATCCTAATCTTAATAATATATCTATTTTCATATGCCTACCTCCTTTTTAGGATTATAGGCGCATATTAGAATGTTTATACATATTAGCTCATATCGGTTCACTATCGGTTCACTATTTTTCAAATACTTCTACATATTTGGGAGATGCAGTTATATAAACACCTGATTTCAATTTATACATATCTGTTCCTGTTCTTTCTATTTTTTCAACAACAGTATATACTCCTCCTTTTTTAACTACGCCGATTACACTTGCATCAGTAAAATCAGCTGCACTACGTATATTTACGTCTTGTAATATTCTTACAAGTTGTGTTTTATTTTGTGTCGCATCAGGAATTACTGTAACCTTACCTTTTCCATTAGTACAATTTACAATATCTTTTTCCTTTACTAGGCCATTTAAATAGTTATAACAATCTAATTTAAATTGTTCCCATGCTTTAACATTATTAACAAAATATCTAGGGCAAATTTTTCTTGTAACATCATAATGTCTTATAAAATCTTTTCTTGGATCTAGTTTATATTTACAAGCTAAATAAGCACCTAATCTAACCATGCTTTTATACTCTTCATCTGTATAATGGTCATCCACACCTGTAGTAGCGCATTCTACTCCTATACTATAAGCATTAGCACTATTAGTTGTATATGCTATTTCTGTCTCTGGTACTATGTAATATATTTCTCCTTCAAGCCCCATTACATAATGGGAACTAGCATATATATATTTACCATTTACTTTATACCCATTAGCTACAACGTTAGAAAAATAACTTACTGTATTTTTAGCAGGAACATCATGTTGTCCTGTAAAATGCCATGCTATTTTAGTTGTTTTACTTCTTTTAGTTCCAGGTCTACCATATTTATTGATTTTCATAAATTTTTCTATCATTTCTGGTTTTTGCACCATCATTAATCATCTCCTTGATTTAATATAAAAGGTGCTTAAAAACCGACCTCCTAGTTAGCTTTCTAAGCACCTTGTAAATTATTTGCCTTATGTTTATACCTTTTTATTCTCCAAATCCATCTGTTTTAAAGTCTGTAATTATACCCATACCTACTAGTATAGTTAAAACTGAATTAACAAAATCTTGGAAGTTATTAGGGATAAAATCTAACCCAAATTGTTGAGCTGTTAACACTAATAATGCTGTTACAGATAACCAAAAACTTTTGTTTTTTATTTGTTCTTTTAAATTAAATTTCATAATTTATTACCTCCTATTTAAATAAATTATTTTGAATTGCATAAAAGAAAAAACTAACCAATGCTGTTATAATTGCATAAGTTAGTTTGTTTAAATTTATTGCTAATTTATCTATGGTGCTACATAAATTA